CAACAATTGCTACTTCATCTACACGTTGTCGAGGTTCTTTAAACTCTCTTAATCTCATTACTTGCTCCAGTTCTTAACAGCATTAAAGTTCTGTTTGGAGAACTCCATTCTGTCTACTAGTTTTACTGCGCCACTGTCTTTGCCAATAGCAACAAAGCCTTCTGGGTTTGTCACAGTGTAGCCTGTATCTGTGCGGATTAAAGACTTAATACTATCCACTTTGTTCAATTTATTTATAAGCATATTTTTAAGTGCAATAATGTCTTTGTATACTGCAAGAGCACCCGCAATTCCTTCTAGATTATCATTTACAAACTTATTTTGTGCTTGTATCTTGTCGTTGCGTTTCTTTACTGCTGGTGATTCTGGATCTTGATTCTTTAGTTTAGCAATTTCTTTTTGTATATAATCTGTGTACCATTGTGTAAAGTCTGATGCAAAACTTTGCGCATCATCAATTTGTGTGTCACCTCTGCGAATTCTAGCATTTACATATTGCATTAGCAGTGCATTGTATTCTCCGCTTACTGCAGTGAAGTCTGCACTTTTTAGTGCGCCAGCGGCTGCATTTAGTCCACGAAGTATTTGTGCATTTTCACTTGCACTTAAACTTGCTTGTCCACTCAGGTCTTTGTATACTGCATCATCTACCCAAACACTAGATATCTTGTTTAGTCCACTAACATCTGCGCCAAATGTAGCAGTCATTTCTGGTACACTGTCGCCTGTGTAAGTTGTGTGAAAAATTATACCCATGTCACTTGCTGCAATACGTTTACCCAGTTTACTATTTTTAGGTACTGCGTATGTGATTGTGTTTGGTTGGAATACCCAACTTTCTTCGCCGTCAATATCAGCAGATTCTAGGTCTGCTCGAGTATACATCATGTCGCCTTGTAATACACCTTGTATACCTAGTTTAGGCAACTGTTCTAGTGCTAGTGTGAGTTTGTCACGCAAGCCACCACTGTATCCATACTTGTCTAGATCTGCAGTGCTTTTAACAAGTTTGCCTGTTTTGCTGAATACTCCCTTGGTGCCAACAAAAAACTTGCCATCGCTCGGATCAGTTCCAGCAAATATAGCAGGAGCACCATCCCACTTAACAGTTATACTGCCACTGTCACTGCCGTTCTCTAGCATGTCACGCACACTGTTAATATACTGTAGCGCACTCTGAGCACCACTCTTGCCTTGAAGAAAAACCAAATCTTCAATATGCTCAAGATGAGTATTTTTACCTTCTTGCGTAGCCTCGGCTACTATTTCTCTGAAGCGCATTTGCCTTCGTTGACCCGTCTAATACCTCGCACAAACTTACGACTATCCTGCGAACGAATACTATTAATTAGTCTGCGTTCTAGATCACCTGCAGTCTCACTGTCATAATGTTTGTGCATTTCATTGATAAGATTTATAGCACTTTCTATTACATTTGTAGCACGACTTTCCATTACATGTTGGCGATCTCGTTCAACAATCATACTGTTAAGTTCGTGCAATATACTTCTTGTTTGTTTTTTCACTGTTTATCCTATCGTTTTTAGTATTTATCGGTTAAATACACTTATACATTATTGTAACTTGGAGGAGTAACAATGTCAACTATAGAAAACCCTGGGTTGCACTTCGCAACTCTGGCTAAAATAGCCTATATGACACAGGCAGAGAGCAAGCCCACAGTACACGAACTAGGATATACAAAGAGTGTTCTAGTGGATCACAATGGTGCAGAATGTTTAATTGTTGAAAACAGTGAGCGTGTTGTGCTTTGTTTTAGAGGAACAGAACCAAAAGAATTTTCAGACATCAAAGCAGATCTAAAAGCCTGGAAGCGTCATAGCGAAACAGAAGGCATGGTACATGCTGGCTTTTATGAATATCTAGAGCGTATATGGGAGCAAGTACTAGCGTTTGTAAACACACCTGCTCGTAAAGATAAAGAACTGTACATTTGTGGACACAGCCTAGGTGGTGCTATGGCAACACTCGCTGCAAGTAGACTACAGGATAGAGTAGTTGCTTGTTATACATATGGTTCACCTCGTGTGGGAGGCAGTGTATGGCATGCCAATTGTTCTTTCAAACACTATAGATATGTAAACAACAATGATGTTGTGCCACGTGTTCCGTTCTGGATCATGGGTTTTCGTCATTATGGTGAACTTGTATATATTAACTACTATGGCAACATACGCAAACTTACACCCTGGCAAAAATTCAAAGATTCATGGCGTGGCCGTTTCCGTGCTTGGAGCAAACTAGAACTATTTGATGGTGCTAGAGATCATGCTATTGGAGATTATGAAACAAAAATAGCCAAAAATTCCTAAACTAAATTTGTCTCTTACTAAATAAAAGTGTCGCAGAAATGCGGCACTTGGCACATAATAAAAGAATTTAGGCAAACAAGAGGCACACATGAAGTTACCTAAGGACGCGAAGGCTCAATTAGAAAGATTACTTGGCAGATTCATAAGGCATATTCCGGACTCCCCAGAGTATCATAACAGGCTTATCGAAGAACTAGAGATCATTCTCAAACTTCGCTTTGTCGACTACTTCCTCACAATTTGCGATGTACTGACGCTAACTCGAGACATTCCTCATATGACTCGCGGTTCAGCAGGGTCTAGTCTCGTCTGTTACCTACTGGGTATTACAGACGTGGATCCCATAAGATGGCAAATACCGGTGGCACGTTTCCTAAATCCTTTGAGAGATGATTTACCAGATGTGGACATAGATTTTCCGCATTGGCAACAAACCGCTGTTATGCAACGCATATTCGATAAATGGCCTGGCCAGAGTGCTAGAATCAGCAATTACGTTACCTACAAGGAGCGCGGTGCTCGCAGAGAAGCGGCACGACGTCTTGGCGCATCTGGTAAACTTCCTCGCAATTTTAAATATGAAGATTTAGATATCGACAAGGAAGAAGCAATGAGAATCGAACGTAAACTTATAGGCAAGAAAAAGGCAATATCAAAACACTGTGGCGGCATACTAGTATTCAATCACAAAATACCAAAAAGTTTGATCAACGCAGACAATCAAATACTGCTAGACAAACACGAAGTTGAGGACTTGGAACACCTCAAAATTGACATCCTTGCTAACAGAGGACTTAGTCAACTACTGGAGATAGATCCGGATACTCCACTAGAAGCATACCCAGAACAGGATTATGAAACAGAGCAATTGCTGTGTAGCGGAAATGTTATTGGTGTAACACAAGCAGAGTCGCCAGCAATGCGCAGACTATTTCGTGCTATACGACCAAAGTCAAAAGCAGACTGTGTGTTTGCTACTGCACTTATTAGACCTGTTGCTACTACAGGCAGACAAAAGGCAGCATTTTTCCAAGACTGGACAGAACAGCGTCTAGAGGACACTATTGTATACGAGGACGATGCTATTCGTAAAATAGCACGACTAATTGACTGTGATATGTATGAAGCAGATATGTATCGTCGTGCGTTTGCAAAACGTGACGAAGAACGTGTAATGGAATTCATGGAGAAGATGGGAGAGAGTGAGAACAAGGAACAGATCATAAATGAACTTTATGGTTTGGGCAACTTTGGGTTGTGCAGGGCACACGCCGTAAATCTTGGAAGGCTGATTTGGGCACTGGCGTATCAAAAAGCCCACAACCCAAAGAAGTTCTGGGCGGCGGCACTTAAACACTGTCAAGGTAGTTGGCGCCGTTGGGTACACAAAACAGAAGCAAAACTTGCAGGTTGGGATCTACGTGAACTAGGATTCCCCAATGGCATAACTGAAACACCACAGCAACAATACAAACGCTATGGTTACTGGACACAACCGGAGTTTATGCCCAACATGTTTGTACAGGAAACCTGGGGCGATAGAGTAAACTTTGCAGGCTTAGTTGCCAACGGGCGTGTGTTTCGTGGAGCAGAGGGCAAATATGTTACTTTTGTAACTGTAGGCATTGCAAATGGCGAGTACGTTGACGTAACTATCAAACGTCCATTCAGTTATAGAGATCATGATGTTGTTGTAGGCAGTGGTAAAATACGTTGGAACAACGGCAGTGCATACATTGACTGTTGGGACGCACAAGGTCATAGACTAGACAAGTATCTCAATTAGTATCCACAACTAGCATCACAAACAATCTGTCTCTTATACACATCTCCGAGCCCACGAGACGTAGAGGA